TTGTATTAGTTATACCAGGACTTGTTATAAGTGGTTTACCTATAGAGCAAAGAGTCTGTTCACCTAATTCTTTAAGTTCTGCAGTTGCTTCTTTATTACTATTACAATCTACATATCTTACATTTAAACAAGGTTCACCAAGAGTTGTTTTTGAAGGTAGCTTTAATACATTTATTATAAAACTTTCACACAAATCTGACCAAGCATTATTGTTTGCATTTAAAAATGGATCTTCATTAATGTCATTATATGGATAGTTAGGAAAATAAAAATTTTGTTCTTCTCTTTTATACTTTCCTACATTACGTAATATACCTTTTGCTACAATAGATTTGTTTGTTCCTCTATCTCCTCTTACTATTTTATATCCTACTATATCAGCTTTTTGATCATTTGTTAATGATGATGATTGTATTAATGCACCAACTTGTTCTGTATCTATTCTAACTCCTATTGGATATACATAGTTATTTTTAGAAACAAGACCTTTTGTAGGATCATAAATTTCAACTGGTTTTGTAATAGGAGAAACTAATACATCTGGAAACTTATGATGTCTTATTGGTTGATCTGCTAGAGTTCCCCAAAGATTTATATTACATGGATATTTTTCTGTTGATTCCCAATAAGCAAAGTTTCCATATTCGTAAGGAGTTGCATTACCGATAGAATTACCAGTAGCAAAATCAATGACAGAAGCTGTATTATAAATTTTCCAATAGGGACTATAGTCCGTACCTGGTTCTGGTTCACCAATGAAATCATTATTATTAATATAAATATTTGGAAGAGCTATTTCTTGATTAGTTAATGTTCTACCAGGAATATGGAAACCATCTGTTTGTTTTCCATTCTTTAATAAGAATACAATTTCAAATGCATACACTTCATCACGAAGATAACCTCTAAGGTTTGTAGCATTTAATTCATTTGCATAGTTTTCATTTGGATGAATTGCATATGTTTCCCATAACAGATCTATTTGCGTAGCTATAGATTGATAATTAATTCTATCTATAGATGTAAGTCCATCCCATACAAGAACATCTTGTACAGCTGTTAAATCTTCTGCTACATCATAATATGGAAACTTCTCAAATATATCATTCATTGATAAACGTATGTTATCAACTATTTGTCCTGTATACGTTATTTGTAAAGTTGTATTGTCTATAAAATATGTACCAATTAATTCTACTGAACTAATGGCATTTACTGTTTTAATAACAGCTAAATTAAAATATTGAAATTGTCCTGAAGAATCTAAGTTATCTACATTTACAACAATAGACTTTCCTACAACATAATTAAAATTAACTGTTGCAATTTGTGGATCAGCAATTGGTGTAGGGTTAGTAATAGAATAATAAGATGTGAACGGATTACCAGATGCATCAGAATACTGTGCTGCAAATTGATATGTACCAGCAAGAAGAGAACCTCCTGTAGTAATATCTACAATAGCAAGATTTGGAATATTAAAATTAGGTTGTAGTTTTAATTGATTACAATCTAATTGATTTGAATATTTAGGATCACAAAGAGGAGATCCACTTCTTAATATATATGGAATATCATTAATATCTAAATATCTTCTAGGATTAAATCCATCTGTCCAATATATCTCTGTTGTACAATTATTAATTTTATGTACAACTTTATGAATAGGATTATCTGTACTGAAGTTAAGACATAATGCATTAACTAATGTATGATAGATACAATCATTGTTATCCATATACCCTATTTCACTAGCTCCTGTATTAGGATTTGTGATAAAGAATATATGTTTACTTTGTTCATTAATGAAGTGTGTTCCTATTAATACATATTCTTTAGGAAATGTAACACATAGTTCATTACCTTGTTCATTCTGATAATTAACAGAAGAAGAATCAAAGTTTTCTAAAGCAGCATTCAGGGCATACGTTAGCGTGCCCTGTTTAATTTGATTTAATGTGTTATCAAGGTTTAATCCTATATTAGCACTATTAAACTCTTGTTTGATATTTCCTTGTGATTGTTCTTCAGCCATAATAATATTTTAATTAGTTACGTCTTCTACCATATCTACTAGTAGGAAGTTCGTACATATTAAATCTATTTAAATCATTTTTGATTCTTCTTTGTTTCTCCCAAGCAGTTTGTTTTTTAACTTCAATACTTGCCATGATGAAAGATTCTTCATATGCTTGTTTATGATAGATCAATTTCTGTTGTAACTGATTGAAAGTTTCATCATTAGTTTGATTTGTAAGAGTTTCAAACACTTTAAACTTAAGGAATGCTTCTACATATTCTCTAATACGATAGTTATCAGGAATCATTTGATTTCCTATTTCATCATATTCAGTAGCATAGAATATTAAATGTACAACACCATTTCTAAAATTAGTTACAAACTTATTGTCTCTAATATCAAATGAATCAATACTAGCAGAACCAGGAGTGAAATTGTTTACAGGAATAGGTTGTGCATTGAAGTCCCAGTTGTTTGTATAATCAACACCACAGTTCTTTCTTGCAGATATATTTCCAGGCTTAAGTAAATAGTTATGAGTAAATCCTCTAGCTACAGTGTTGTTTGTCTTGTAAACAGCTTGTATCAATACAGGCATACACGCAGGACATCCTGTTGTGCATTCAAGATTTGTACAAGGAACACCACCAGATGTTACAGGAGACACTTGTATTGTTGTTTCAGAAGCTGCTTGTGAATAGAATGAGTTAGCTGATTGATATGGATAGTTAGCCACTTCTGTAGTCATCCAAGCTTCTCTAACAGCATAAAAGTTATCAGGAAGTCTAGCTTCAAAGTCTTGTACAAAAAGAATCTCATCAGTGATTACATAAGTTGTTCTCCCTAACTTCTTTAGAGCTTTATCTAAATAGGTAGGAAATAAAAGATCATCCACTGCACCTGTATCAAAATAGCTTTTCAGCTCTTCTTTAACAGTTGAGTAAACAGGTTCTGGGCTTACGAAAGCATATTTATAATAGTATGACATAGTTCATTATTTTTTCCACTCGTTGTAAATGTGTTGATACTTGTCGTTGGTCTTTAAGTAATGTGATAGAAGTCTTGATGTAAGTCTAGAAGGTTTAAAATACCAAAGATCAGAATTCTTAAAACGTGCTGTAGGTTTAAACCACATCCAACCAAAAAAGTATCCTTCTGTGTGATAATTAAAGTTATATATAACCTTTCCTTTCTCTTTAGTTTTCTGCCAGTCGATAGGTAAGTTAATAAACTCTTTTCCATCTATGCCTTTCATCTTTCTTCTTTTCTTCTTATTGATAGAGAACTCTCCAAAGCCATAAGGTAGTCTTGCTTTCTCACCAGTCTCTAATATGTATTCTTTGAATAGTTCATTATATGTATATATAATGTTTCTCCATTCATCATATGTAAGTTTAATAGATGGATGATTCTTACAAAATAAATTGTAATTGTCTTTACTAGAAGATCTCCAGTCTACTTTAACTCTACTCATTAATTAGTTGATTTTGAATTTGGAGATTGTCCATCTATTCCCTCTTCAGATACATCTGTCTTAAGTGAGAAATATGTTTGTAGAAGTTTCTTAGATGTAAGTTCTAAGACTTGTTGTTCTAAGTATCCAGGAAGAGCAAACTCTTTATCTAATGGATTCATACATAACTGTTCGTTTGTATAATCAGGAGTTCCGCATCCACATTCTGGATACATGATTTCATTATCTACATCTTCTTCAAAGAAAGCTACAAATCTAACTGCTTTAAGAAGTGGATTACTTACATATAAGTATCCATTAGATATCCAGAAGTATTCTTCTTTTTTAATTACAGGAAGTTTTAAAAGATTGATGTATCTATTAACTGTAATTTCTTTTAGTTTTCTTCCTCTTCCACTCATTGCATTAATAGAATAAACTCCCTGTATAACATACTGATAGTTTCCTTCAGATATACGTGGAAGTTTAAATTTAGTTCTTGCAATAGAACAAGGATCTACATAGTCACAACATTCAGATATAGACACTTCACACATTTCCAAACAAGGAATTGTTGTGAACAATGTATCTGTAGCCCATAGCTTTCTAAGATTTGTCTCACGCTTAATAAGCAATAAAGCATTGTTTCTTATCTCAGATGCAATTGCTCTATCTGTGATAAGACTGTCTGTAGAAAGTATCTTGTGGACACTTCTAACATCTGATACTAATTTCCGTAATGTTGACATAATTATATTCTTTCTGTTATGAATTCTGTTAAAAACTTGTCTTTATGTTTAAAGATATAATTCTTAAAAGAAGAAAATGTTTTATAATTTAGAAATTCTGATATATACAAATGTTCTAGACTGTAATAATAAATACCTGTTTTTAAAGATAGATGTATATATTTTAACTTGTAAGGTATTTCTGCATTTTTTAATTGATATTTATTATAATCTTTTACAAATACAAATAATCTATTTTTTATATACTTCTTACTTTTATTACATACAGCATTCAAACATTTATAATTTAAGTTATTTTGAGTTGCTGCTTCTTTGGAAGATTTGTACTCTTTAATTACTTCAAATGTTATAGGATTAACTTCATATACTGGAACTTCTAAATAAGAATAATCTAAAGTAAGCATTCCTCCAGTACCTCCTGGAGCAATATTATAAAATAAACTAGATAGTTGTGCATTATAATATTTGATATAATACTCTTCTAGTATATTTAGTTCCATTCTATTATTAGATACTGCAAGTATTTCTTTTATAAAGTTTTCTCTACCGTACTTTTTAATAGCATGCTTTAGTTCTAATCCTGATCCTAAATATTTTGGATTATTGGCTTCATCTTTTCCAATATACTTCTTACCGTTGATTAAGTTAGTTGTTATATAAATTATCATAACTAAAACCAGATAGGTATCGATACTATATTTTTATCTGTTTTATCAACTACTTCTAGTAGTGCACCTGCATTAGAAGAACCATAGTTATGTTCTATCCAATTAGAACCACCACATATAGATGGTACATTAATATATCTACCTGATTTACCTATATTAACTGAGTAAGCATGTAGATCACCTTTAACTGTTGATATGTATTTAGTTGTTAGATTTTTAGAATAATCTAATAACCATAGATCAACTTTTTCATTTAGATTCAATGGAAATCCAAACTTCATATATTTCTCATCTTTACCATGTGTAAGTAAAATACTATGCTCTCCCCATACATATGAATCTATAAACTTATCTTGGTTGACAATTGTTATATTATCATATCTAGCATCTAAATAAAACTCCAATGCCTTATTTACTATATATGAGTAATCATTACCTGAGTGATTTGAATTGTTTATGTTTATTATATTAACCTCTTGAAAAAGACCAGAAGTCATTATTGTATCATAAAATATTTTTCTAGCAGAAGTATAAATATTAAACTGCTCTTTGTTTGATAAAGATTCTAATGCATGTCCACCTCTTGTAGTTTGTTTATTAAAACCATCTAGTTCATCTCCAAGATTAACTATAAATAATGTATCTATTACATAATCTAATGATATAATCTGTTTAGCTAGTTCTTTTAAACGATTATGATATATATCTCCTGTATATGGGTTTCCAAATAAAGAGTCTTTAAAATCAATCCCAGTATGATCATCTGCTATGTACACAAATAATGCTTTGTCAGATTCACGATATTTTACTTTTCCAGAAAACTTTTCTGTTGTTGAGAAGATTTCTCTTATATCTTCAGTTAAGTCTTTTCGTATAATATCATCATCTGATATTAACTTACTAAATACAGATGATGTAAACTTCCCACTTGGTAACATCTTAGACCAGTAGTTGGTAATGATGTATTTATCTAAATTTATTTTGTGTAATGCTGCTAGTTCAATATCATCCTTTGGATCAAAGTCACTAGTGATAGTGCTTTCTATTGTACCCTTTTCAATATTCACCTTACGTGATTCTTCTATATAGTTCTTAACTACTTCTATAGATGTTTCATTATCTTTTTCTCTAAGTTCTTTTAGAAGCTCATTCACTTCATATTCACTTATTCCTAATCTTTCAGCATAGAACTTTTTACTTTTCTTCATGCTTAATAACTCTTCTAACTTGAATAATAAATCTTGATTCTCAGTCATATTTAGTTTAGTTTACTTAAAATTAGGGTAAAGATAAAAATACTTTTGATACTATCCAAATAAATTTAATTAAATATGTTATTCTTTATAATTAAAATAGTTATAAAACAAAAACTCCCCAAGAATATCTTGAGGAGAAAATCTAAGAAAACCAACAAACTCAGATTTTTTTATATGATTAGTGTATCACAGGACATAATCTAATAGACTCCCATTGTGTACTAGTTGATCCTCCAGTAACCCTAATAGTAACTAAAGAATTTGTTAAGTAATCTGCATTAGTATATTTCCACCAAATAACTTGTTCGTATGTAATTCCACCTATTGTCATGTTTGATATAGTAAAGCCTGTATCATTATAATATTGTGTTTGTCTTGTAGGTACTGTTCCTTTATTTGTTCCTATAAATTGAACTACAGATAAAGAAGTATTGTTAGGTAAAGTATTTAATGGAGGTGTTCCCCATACATTATCAAATGGTCCATAGTTACCACCATAAGCATCTGAAAGTGTTTGAGATGTAGTTGCCACTTTATTAGTTCCTCCATCTTCAGGAAGCCCATGATAGAATTCCATTTTATCAACAGCAGCTCGTGCATTCATAAGAAAAACAATTACACCTCCTGCTGAATCTAAATTAACATATTGGTCATCTACTTGATAACCTCCAGAAGAAGAAGTTCCACTACAAGGAACAATAATTGTAGTAGTAGTAGTGGTGGTTGTAGTTATCTGTTCTACATATCCATCTAATACACAATCAACATCACTTAATGTTATATCTGTAGAGTTAATACAATCTCCTGTAGATGTTATTCTAATGATTGTAGCATAGTCTGGTGCTTCTGTTGTATACCCTGCTTCTAAATCTATTTTACTCACTCCTGTTTCAAAAGGAGTGATGTATGAATCTAAATCAGAATAAAGATCAAATGGTCCTGTATCAGAACCTGCTATTGTTAATGTTAATAATACTATCATACAGTAGTAGTTGTTGTGGTGGTAGGAGTAGCTGTTGTAGTAGTTGTGGTTGTAGGTATAGGACAAGCAATAACAGAAGATAAAACTCCTACATTGTCTATAACAAATTGATATTTAATAAAATTAAAGAATCCTTTAAATGTTAGTCCATCCCCATCAATAGGATTTATAAACCCAGGTTCAAAATAAACAATATCTCCATCTTGTAATACCACATTTGGAATAGTTTGTGAAACATAATAATTATAATCAGGTAAAAATACATCTTCACATAAACCTAAACTAAGTGATATCTCATTACTAAATGCAACTGTTGTAGTGGTTGTAGTTGTTATACCTGATATAGCTAAATCTACATAATTATTACATAAACTATTTACAGATCTCACTCTAATGACTGCTGTTCCAGAAGGAACTACATCAGAGGGATATCCATCTAGTAATGCTAATTTGGTTATACTTAATGCAAATGCTGTTGTATATCCATCAGCATCTGAAAATAAATTAAATGGACCTGTATCTAGTCCTGCTTCCGTTAGTGTTATTAATACTGTCATTTGGTTTTATTTATTATTGTTTATATTATTTTTATTAATCTTACTGACATACCAGTTGATTTTACTAAATTACTTGTTGTTAATGTATTAACATTAATACCTAATGAACAGTAAACTGCATTTGGTGTACTAAAAGAATTACTTGTCCAAATCCAATTAATAGATGCAACACCTGAGTAATTATTTGAAGATCTATATCCTCCTGGTCTAGCAGTGAATCCACTAGAATTGGAAGAACTAATATCATCAACAGTTGACGACCAAGTTGTTTTACCTGATTCTTTCATTTTAAATCCAGCATATGTAGCACCTCCTAAATAATTAGATAATATAGCAAAATCGTTTGAAGAAGCAACTCTCCAACCATCAGGAGCAAATCCCCTTGAATCATTTACTGCATGCCAATTGTAGAGTTTACCTCTTGATCCATCAGAGAATCCATTAGGCCAACACCAATGACCTGTGGTTAATGCTGCCCAACCTGCATTACTACTACCTGTAAATTCTGGTATAGTATCACCATTCTTATATTTAGTATGATAGGCGTTACTTGATTGCCAAATTTGATTTTCAATTATTACACCTGTTATTGTATCTGCTTTTGCTGTAAAGAAATTATTAAATCCATAATATGTTTTACGTGTATCAGGATCAGAAGTATATTCAGTTTGATAAGATCTAAAATAGTAATCAACATCTGCTGTTAATCCATCTAAAAGAGTGTTAATTTTTGTAGTAGCAGGATAGGGTGCAATTGGATAATCATTTGTAGGACGTGGATAATGATCATTTGCTATAGTTGGATCAGGACTTGTACTCCAACATACTCCTGTTTCATATATAGGTATTATACTTTCTTCTTTTGGAGTTATTTCTATAACTGTGGAAACTTTTGGTCCAATGGAATATAGAACAGGATTATTATATAAATTTATACTATTTTTAAGAAGTCTAATAGAAAGCATAAGTCCTGGACTTTGATTACTATTTAATGTAAATATTGTATTACTATTTGTTAATTCATAATATATATAATATGAACCATATTTTATTGTCGTTGTCCAGTAAGATCCTTTTATATTAAAATTACTAAAAGTTATACCATCACCACTTAAACCACCACCTCTTCCTGTCCATCCACTACTATTAGTTGCACCTACATTACTAATCCAAAATCCAACGTCTTTTAAAGCTGCACCAGCTACTGTTTTTCCTAACAGTTCAGTTTGTAACCATAGGAAATCATTATCAGAAGGTACTCTCCATCCTAGTGGAGGTGTGTTTGTATTTCTAGCAACACTAACTCTATATAATTTACCATGCGTTACTGAGTTTACTAGATCATTATTATAATCTTTATAATAAGCTGTAGTTATTGATAAACCACTTCCTAAATATGTAGTTGTATTTAAATTTTTAGTTGCCCATATTTGACTACCAATAAGTATTTCTCCTAAATCTATAATTACTGCAGCAGTTGTAAAACTAAGTTCACTACTATAGGTTGTTGCAGTAGCATTTGTTGCATAAGCTTTTACATAATAAATTTGTAAAGGGGCTAAACCAACAACTGTTGATGATATGTTACCAACTACTGTACCTCCATTAGTTGTTTTATCATCTGCAGTTGTTGGATTTCCAGTTTTATTCCAGCAAAATCCACTAACAAGTATTCCTAATCCAGATATTGTTCCTTTAAAATTTGCAATACTTGAATCAGATAGACTAGGTATTATTTCTGTAATAGTTGCTCCTGGGGGATCTTCATTTTTTATTAAACGAACAGATCTACCAACAATATATATATTAGAATTTCTATCAAAAGTTGCTGTATCATTTTGAACTAAGTATCTATTAGCAGTAGTGGTATTTGGTGTAGTTGATGACCATATTCCACCATCATAATATAATCCAATATATACCCCATTACCAACAGTATCAGCTCCTCTTTTTCCTCCAGGTAAAAATGTAAAACCAGTTGAGTTGGTAGCATCTGTATTAAGTGTTGCAAAATGTGTATTACCATCTTCTTTTACAGCACTACCACCAATATTTGCTCCTCCTGCAAATGTAACTAATGTATCTAGTTCTGTTCTTGATGGAACATGATAACCTTCTGGTGCAAATACTTTTCTTGCAGCAATTTGTTCTGGTGTTGGAGGAATTGATTCTGTATTTGCAATTCCCATAACAGCATACCAATTGTATAATTTTCCATATATTTCACCTATACTATGATCTGGTGTGATTGTTGCAGTTTCTCCATAATAACACCATGCCCCATAGGTTAATGCTGCCCAACTTGCATTAGTGCCACGATGATGATATATATCTGTTCCATCTCTATATTTTAATATATCTACATTTTTTGTTTGCCAAACTTGCTGTCCAATTTGTATTTCTGATGGTAGGCTTGTAAACCATATTTCAGTAGGACTATATCCAATACCTCCTTCATTTATTGCATATGCTCTAACATAATATGTTGTACTTAATTCTATATTTGATGTTATATCTAATTCTATTAATCCTGAAGTGACTACTGGAGAAGTTGCTTGTATAAAATTACTTCTTGTAGGATTAGGTAATGTATACCAACAAAATCCACTTTCAGTTATTCCAGTACCAGAATCTACATTTCCTGTAAATTTAGTATTGTAAACACCAGGAGTAGTACTTGGAGAATTACTAACAACTGTTATACTAACTGTTGGTTTAGCTATATTGTTACTTGCAAGACCAGATAAATAATAAATGGCTGGATTTATCATATTATATTATTTATTTGTAAATAATATGTGTCACCTGTTCTTGTTAATAAAGCTGTACTACCTGCTTTTCCATTAAAAACTGCTGTTGTAGCTGGAACTAATGTAGTACCTGTTCCTGCTAAAAATGTTATATAATTAGTATTAGGAGATAACTTTGTATAAGATGCTATAAAGTTTACTTTAGAGGTTGTAGTAACTGTTAAATTAATATTACCTCCTGTATTATCTATCATTAAATTTCTACCATTTTGATTATATGAACCACTTTGATAGTCTGTTGTTATGTTAGCTGTTCCTACATATGCAATATTAAATACTTGAGCATCAATAACATTTTTTACAAAATTAGTAGTGGCTATTCTTTGTGTATCATCTCCTGTACCTGGTGTAGTAGATTCTGGTAATCCTGTAAATACAGGAGATGATAGATTAGCTTTTAAAGTATTAGCTAGTGTAACAAACTCTGTAGTTGCTAATGTAAAAGAACTAGTTAAAGGAGCTTGTGTCACTGCAATTGTTCCAGTAGGCAGGTTGGGTGTACCTGTAAATGTTGGAGAAGATGTATTTGCTTTTGCATTAAATATAACCCAATCAGTTGATTTTAAATAACCATTAACTGAACTTGTAGCTTCTGGTATACTAATAGTACCAGTTGTTGTTATAGCTCCTCCTGTACTACTAACTAATGGAGATGATACTGCTATCGATGTAACTGTTCCACTACCACCACCTCCACTAACAGTTGCCCAAGTATTATCACCTCTTAAATAAGTTGTAGAATCTTTAGTTCCTGTTGCTGATAAATTTGATAAACCAACAACTCCTGTTCCTAGTGTAGTTGTAATTGCTGTTGCTCCACTTCCTGTAACTGCACCAGTTAATGTTATAGTTTGGTTAGCTGTTAAATATGTACTAGTATCTGGAATTATTCCTGTTCCGCTTTGGTATCTTAATAAACCATTAGTTGTAAAAGCTGCTATTGTAGTTAAATTAGTTGATAAAGGTTGTTTACCTGCAAATTGTCCTTGAATAGGATTAGTAACACCTTTAACATAACTTAATTCAGTTAAATTTGGATATAAACCACCTGGATATAAACCACCTAACACTCCACTTCCATCAATGTATGCAATAGTGTTATAATAAAGACTTCCAAGTCCTGGATTAATACTATTTGAAAATGTTTTTAAACCAGCAAATGTTTGTGAAGTTGTTGTTACAACTCCTCTTGCAGTTGGTGCAGCTGAAGGTAAATAAAATGTATGTGTACTTCCACTTGATATTATATTAAAATCATTACCTGTTGTATCAATTCCAAAATTTTGAGATGCTGCATTTAATCCATTTAAAGAAGTTATTCCAGCTACAAAAGTTGTTACAACTTTAGAAAGATAAAAATTTTGTGTATACATTGTAATAGTTCTGGAAGGATTATTTACAATGTAATATCTTAATGCAATTCTATCAGTAGTTAATAGAGTTGTTTGAGGAACTGATAATCCAGTTACATATGGATATATAGATGCTCCATTTAATATATCTTGTGGAGTTGCTGAATTACTTACTATACTTGTAAATGTTGTTCCATCATATTTTAATAATTCAATATAAAACTTTGGATTTCCACCAACACTAGATGCATTTAAATAAGTTTCAAAAGTCCAAACTCCTCCAAGTATTTGTGTTTTATTAGGATTTCCTACATCTGTAAGCCATTGTGATATTAATCCATTTCCAGTTAAAGGAAAATTAACTCCTGTTCCAAATACAGCACTTTGACTAAGTTGATAATATCCAGCCACTGATGCTGCTGTACCTCCATTTAGATAATAAGATACTGTAGCTCCTCCACCACCTCCACCACCACTTGATGATATTACTCCTCCAGATATAGAAATATTATCTCCTGCTGTTATATTAGAACCATCTGCTGCTAATATTTGAGTTCCTGTACCACCATTTTTAATTAACTTAGTTGCTGTTAATTCTCCTGATTGATTTACTGTTAATTTATCAACACTATTTTTTGTTATTTTAAATGGTGTACCATTTGCTAATAAATCAGACTCAATTTGAATTCCAGTGGAAGTAGAAGTATTTAAATTTGCTAATATTGAAGTTTGTGATGAACCTGCTATAATCCCATTTTGATCACCAAAAGTATTTACTCCACAATATGTAGAACCTTCTACTATTAACCCATAACCAGTTCCTGAATTAGGTATAAGAATACCAATACTATCATCATCATTACTATAAGAGTTTATAGTTAATGCTGTTTGATTTTGTGTAACTATAGATGTTGCACCTTCAGAATTTACAGTTAACTTATTAACTGAATTTTTATTAAATTCAATAATATTTCCTGTTGATGATGTGCCACTATTTATAACTAATCCTTTTGCAGTTGAACCTAAACTTATGTTTTCAGCAATTCCAACTCCTATAGATTGGTAAATTCCATTAGAACCATTAGTATTATATATATAAACAGCAGTATCAAGATTTCCACTATCAGCTATAGTTAATCCTGTTGTAGGATTATTTAAAAAAATACCTGTATCAGAACCATTTACTTGTATTCCACTATTATTCCCATTTCCATTAATAAGTAAAGGTTGACTTGAACCATTTGCAGTTATATTAATACCTGTTCCATCTCCACTTACATTTACATTTAACCCATTAGTATCTATTATAGGATTTAATGTAATAGAATTAGTTGTAGATGCTGCAACATCTGTTACCTCTTGAAGATCTTGTGAACCTAATGAAGCTAATGTAGCAGTATTTCCATCATCTAATAAAACATTTAATCCTGTTCCACCTTGTTTAATTAACTTTGTAGCAGTTAGTTCTCCTTCCTGATTAACTACTAACTTAACAATACCATTTTTGTTAACAATTATTGGCTCACCAATAGATGATGTACCACTATTAATTACTAAACCGACATTAGAAGTTCCAGAATTAATTTCAATAGCTGTACCTGAGTCATTATATGTAACAATAGATTTACCATTAGTTGCTATTGTTTCAATAGCTGTACCATTAGCAGTATTTATTACTTGCATTGTTCTTCCAATCCACGCATTTTCTGGATTAGTAGATGTTGTTCCGTTACTTATAAAAAGATTAGCAGTTGTCCCCCCATCTTCTGAAGCAACATAAGTAGAACTTAAAGCTTGAAACGCATTACCTCCTTCATTTGTTAAAATAATACTAATAGTATTAGTTGTAGATGATCCAATATCTGTAACAGTTTGTAAGTTTTGGTCACCTGTATTAGTTCCACTTGTATTTCCTAAAATAGTTTGTTGAGCATCTGTAGTATATCTTCTATTTACAGAATCATTAATATCAGCAGTGCTAGCATTTTCTCCAGATGTAACTAATCCTTTATCATCGTATGTGATCTTTGTTTTACTATCTCCTATTATAGGACTATTTTTGTAAACTCTAAGATCATCTTGTTGGTCAACATAAGTTACAGTGGCTAATCCATCAATAGATGGTATTTCTGGTTTGTTTAAGATTAAAGCATCTCCACTTGTAGCATTCCAATCAGCATTTACATTTACTTGTGCACCTGCTTGTATACCACTTAATTTAATTTTTTCTCCAGGAGAAAACAATCCTGCATATACATCATCAGCTAATGGAAGTTCAGCACTATTCCCAGTACTACTTTCAACATAACCATTAGCTACATCTTCAACATAATTTAAATCTGTTACTGTACCTCCAATTTCTACATAGATAACATCTTGCCATATATATAATTTGTGGTCATCTAATGTAATATAAATTATATCTATTTCACCAAATTCTGGAAGGAAAGAGAATGTCTCTACTTCTACAATTTGTGATGGAATATCTTGTAATGTAATAAATGGATCTATTCCATTTTGACCATCATTAATTAATTCAGATGTTTTTGTAACCTGTATTGGTAAATCTGATATAGGTAACACTGTACCATTATCCAATAAAAAATTACTACCATCTCCACCAATCTTCACAAATGAATTTGCAATTATTGGTAGGGTGGTAAGATTACCTACATCTGTTACTTTCTGTAACGTAGGAATAGCAAGTAAAATATCTAGCTTCTCTATAGCTAATGTTACTGAATTGTAAGTGTTGATTCCTGAATTTGGAAGATTAGGACCAGCATAGTAAACATCATCTGTAGAGATACAAGGATCATTACAGTCGCAAGATTTTCTTTGTGGAATAGGTGGGTAGTGCATATTGGTTATTAGGCTGGGTTGGTTATTAGGCTGGTATATACATTATATAATAAACTGCAAGTCCTGGTTGAACATTTGAATGAGCTTGATTCTGTCCTGCTGGTTCTATTGTTAATGTTGTTGTAGCTATTAAACTTGCAGGGGCAGCAACTAATGTGTTATTAGTTTCTGATGTAGCAACAGCTCCACTTCCACCACTAGCAATTGTTTCTCCAGTTCTTGTAGCAGTAGGACTAATTGTATGAGTATGGGGAGGTATAGTAGTTATAGCTGAAGAACCAGTATGATTATGTGCTGGTATTTGTCCTAAACTTAATGTAGTTGTATTATTTCCTTGTATACTAGTAGTTGTTTTATATCCATATGTAGGATTACCATTAACACCTGGTTGTGTTTGTCCACTGGTAGGCCATGGTGCTGTTGCCATATCTGTAGCACCTACAGCAACTCTTCCTCTTAAATCTGGAACTCCTGGATTTCCTCCATTACATAAATATACATTTTCCCAATATCCATATCCTGCACCTGTACTACCAAATCCATCTGATAAAGTTGGATATCCAGATGCTGGTCCATAATAAGGAATAACACTATAAGGAAGCATTTTAGCACTAGCTAAAACTGTTCCACCACTACCACTTATACATTCGTCAACTAATGTACAGATTTCTGATTGTTGTACATATAATGGAAGTTGTGCAGCTAATGAATCTACATCATCACTAACACTACAAAGTTTTGTTATTGTAGCTTGTACAATAGCATGTGTATCTGAAGAAGCGGTAACACCTGTTAAGCATCCAATTGTATAATCAGCGTTCAATGTAGCAAGTGTAGCAGCAATAACATCAACTTGTTCTTGTATATTACATGCAGCTTCTATTAGAGCTTTTGATATATCTGCAATAGATAGTTCTCCACACGCAGGAAGATATTGTTGTACCACTGTACATACATCTATATTACTAAGATCTATTTTTACTCCAGATCCATTTAATGCAGAAACAAGAAATGTGGTTAGAGATTGTTCAATCACTGATAAAGGATCACCAGTACTAATTCCTAATTCAGGAACATCTATTCCTGTATATCTGACACACTGATCTGAAACAGTTTCTGTGCATCCATTAAAACAATTTTGACAATTAGACATATTATATTTATTTTATATTGTTGTTGTGGTAGTAGTTGTTAGGGCAATAGTTGTACTAGTAGTAGTAGTAGTGCTACTTGTTGATGTACTTGATGATGTTGTAGTTGTGGTTATTGGTATACAAGTGGTAGATGTTGATGTTGTAGATGTTGTAGGTGTTGGTGTAAAAATAGGTCTTATATCACAACCTAATGTTAATCTTATCACTTTACTTATAATTTTATCTATACAAAAATCACTTAAGTAATCAGGATTACATTGCTTGTATGTAAGGATTCTTTTATACGCCAAAAGTTGAATCATCGCTCCAGCAGGAACAACTTGATTCAACATAAATACAACATTGTTATATAGACCATTAGCATATTCTGCTAACTTACAATCTATCTTTTTCAGTAAATTAGGAATGTTTGCACATTCAGGACAATCAGTTAGTCTTGGTGTTAACATATTTATTATTTTTTACCTGCGCATGCAGCACATAGTCCATTTGTTAATTGACATCCACATCCCACCTTTGCTCCACATGAATTACATTGTGCCATGTTAATTGAAATTAATTTGATAGTTGTTACCTGAACAACCGCAGTTAGATCTTAAAAAACTATTTAACATATTATCTGCCTGAACATATAATCTATTTGCTTCATATTCTGCACAGTTATTACCTGCAGCAATTGATCCTTGTATAAAAAAGTTGATAGTGTTTAATGTAACGGTGGATTGTGTTTTAATTGCTCTATCACATTCCATTAAATCTAATTGAAGAAAAGCTCTATCAAACTTCTCTTGTATTCTCTCTGTACGCATTATTGTTCTTTCTACAAAGTTTAAATATGCAGGATACACAGAGTATACTAATCTGTATATTCCATCAGGTAGGGGTTGCTCACTACCCACTTCAGTAATCCCAAGATTTGCAGTGGTATATAAATTAAATGAATTTATATCAAAGGGTAACATTACATCACTAAATCCAGGAACAGTTATCTTTATAGATGGGCTCTCAACATCTGGTGGATCTGTTGGATAGGTTGAAGCGTCCATTACTCCAAGTGATAATGTACTATATGTAGGTACTACAATTATATCTAATTTTAAATCTGCCATGAGTTTGTTTTTGAAGGTTAATAAAAAGGGGAGAGAGCGTTTGTTAACTCATCTCCCCTTGATACTAGGAATTTATTATTCTCTACTTATCCTTAAGGAATGTTAGTAGAAGATGTTGTTGTTGTACTAGGAGCAGCAGTTGATGTAGTAGTGGTTGTGCTTACACAATTACTATTTTCATCTAATGTTCCTAAAGCAGCTTCTAATACAGCTTCAATTGCAGCAGCAATTCCACTTGTAACAGAGTTTGGAGCAGCAATAATCACTGTAGAATCTTCCATAATATAATCACCCCATTGGTAAGCAGACTTATCATATTCATTAAATTTGATATAGTAGCTATCATAAGTTACACCACTAGAAACATAAGACTCAAAGTTCTCATTGTAACCATTCATTCTGTAAAGGTGTTTCAAGTAACCAGCTTGGTAGCTATAGAAGTTTTTCTCTAATTGGATAAATTCTGCAGCTTGTCCTTTGGCATAAGAAGAACGTTGTGTGATAACAGAGTTAGCAACAATGTTACAAGCATCTGCAACAATAAAGTCAGCAGTAGTAGCTGGACCAGCATATACAAAAGTTCTGAAAGACATTCTGTCATATTCAAAAGGGAACGCAGCAACATCACATGGTTGTCCATATACTGTTAAAGGTTTTCCTGTGATACGTAGAATAGTTCCACCTACATTTTCAAATGTGTAGAATTTGTTCAAGCTAATGTTGTCAGGATTGATACCAGGAGCTTGTGCACGTAATTTTGCAATAAATTGATTAATCAATTCGTTTGCATCAACATCAGTACATGGATCATCACCACAATCACAACAAGGTGCTTGAATAGTTACTGAACGTGTAAATCCGTTGAAATAAAGAGTTCTAAGGTAAGAACTGTCAGCACGAAGGGTAAGTGTTAATACATCACCACATTGTGCAGTAAAGTTAGTTACATCAGTAATTTGGTTTGCTGCAGTAGCACATCCTGTTACTTTGTACCATTCAGTTACATTAGAATTTTTTGTTATAACAGTTTCAGCATTACCTGTTAATACTGTACTAGCAACACCAATTTTGTCAGATCTTTTAGATCCTTGAAGATAAGTGTTTGTTCTACCTTGAGCTATGTAAAAATACGGAAAGTTTTTTACAGTTGTACTAGTTACAGTAGCATACAAGTTGTTAAAGATTCCCACAGTACCTGCAGTCAGGTCTTGTGTTGAGCCAGAGCTAGGGATAGTTGTTTGCCCTACTGGAACCACGAATAACGTGGTTAATGAAAAATCAGCCATTGTTTATTTATTTAAATTAATAGTTTATTCGTTTGATTGTATTCTGAATTGTGCGCTTTGTACAGCAGCAGAGTTTTCAGTATACATTGCTAGATTCTGAACTGTAAGATCTAGAAGTTCATCTTCTAAGTATGTTTCAAGCTCACAGTCTTGATCAAATGATGGATTACCATCTAACATTATATATCCTGTTTTATTAATGTAAATAGGATATCTCATGTACATTATTTGTATATTATTAGGAGTGAACGTTCCATCTGTAAAAATTGAGATTTCATCTGATGCTAAGAAGTTAAATGTTTCTTGGTATTCAAATGAAGGTTTGTAATGTTCATTGTTTAATATGAATTGAAGATCACCATGTTTAGCAAGATCTCTGTTAATCCATATCTTTCTATCTTTACATCTACCTTTATCAGCTAATGCATAGCTGTCAACATAAAACATATACTTAGGTTCAAGTAAATGAATATTAGCAGCCCATTGATTTAAATCACGATCTTTTAATGTTAATGTTAAAGGTTGGTGGTTATAATTCATTACAAGACTTTGTAAATCTTCATAACGTTTTTTAAACGCATCCATTCCTAATCCACTAGTAACACTAATGCCATCAACCTTTTGTTTTATCAACTTAATCTGAGCCTCATTCAAAGCTAAGATCTTGTCTTCTAATTGAATCTGTTGGTGCTCATTAGTTGATAGTTTATTTAGTCTTTGATCTACTTTATATAATAAACTATCTACTGGGATCATATGCTTTTATATTTTTAAAACTAACTACTTAAACAGCAGCTAGTTTTTTAGTTTTTAATTTACCTTCTAATATTAACAACTCATCTTGGTTATCATCATCAGCTAAGAATCTAATTAAATCATCTTCATCTTTAGCTATCTCATATTCACCTTCATATATCTTACCATTAGGTTTGATTCTATATACTGAATGTGCTGTTGCTTGTTTAACTAAATCTTTAATATGGAGTAAGTCATCTTTCATTGTAGCAAATCTATTAAACACTTCAACTGGATTTAATCCTGAATATTTACCATTCTTAAATTCTGTTTGTTTCAATACGTTATCTACTAAGTTATATACAACCTCTTCTTTTGTTTCTTCTGTTACTGGAAGTCCTAAAAGTCTTGCAACTTTTTTCTTCTTCTCAGGAGTTAGTGAATCAAATAATACAATTGCTTTATTGATCAATTGTTTTTTCTTGTATACAACTGCATTCTCAATCTCATCATCTACAACATAGAACTGTGTCTCTGCTGGATATTCACCTCTTTCCCAAGCTTGGTGACTTGATGCAATAGTTGGATGTACTCTCAACCATGAAAAGGCTATCTCTTGAAAAGGAACTGCTAGATCAAAATAGTTATCACCATCCATTAGTTTAACAGATTGTACGTGAGTCTGGTCATCTGTAGAAGTTGAAAGTCCATAGTTCCAGAATTGTGAACGAGGTCCTAAATCAATATCACCTAATTCATATTCAAGTTTTGTTTTCAAAGCTGTAACTCTTTCAATTTCCAGTTCTCTTTCAAGTGGATCATTAATTCTTCTGATGTATGAAGCAGTAGGATCTAATCCTGTTCTGTATTTACCATCTAATTCTTTGTAAGGATATTTGAATACACCTGTTCCAGGGATTCTTGTCATTCCTTTTTGTGCTAGTCCACTGTCCATTGTTTGCAATTGCGAACTGTTATACTCACGTTTGATCGTAGAGATTTTGCCTGTCTTACCCATATGTAGTTAATTTAATTTATTTGGTTTATTTTAGTAGAGTGTTACCATTGAAGATAATGCGACTGTGGACACCACAATCCATCACTCTAATTTGAGAAGCTTCCCCTCTAGGAGGGAGAGGAGGTGAGGGGATTCTTCTCGGAAAAAAGAGATGTACGCTGTTCTATAATGGGAAGCAGTACACCTACTGTTATTATTAGAATTGTGGGATTTCCTCGATCAACACAGTTCTAGACAAATCTTCGATGAATACATCACATCTGTCTTTCATCCAAATTTCATATCCTGGGAATTTGTTAGCTGAACTCATACCTTGAGACTTAGCAAAACCTAAGTGGTGACGAGTACCATCAATATAACCCCAAGTCATAGAAGGAGCACCTTTCATACGTACTTCTCTAATGTTGTTCACCATACTACCATCACCCATTGGAGAAACATCAAACACCATAAATACTGGAGTAGATTTTTTGTTTTGTCCAAACTCTAGGTTAGTTTGTGGTAAATCTAATTCTTTCAAGTGAATAAGTTCAACACGACCAGTCTCACGTGTAACCATTGCATCGAATGCAAAGTTGTAAGTAATGTGTTGTCCTTCACCTTGCATATATCTGTTTCCAGAATCTGCCATAAATGTAAGACCTGAATTTAATGCATCAGTTTTCAAAGCTTGTTGGAATACATCGAATCCAGCTTCGTTAGTGTACATTTTAACTCGTCTGTCTTTAACATCCACTCTTCTGTAGAAAAGATCACCAAATACTGAACGAATCAAGTTAGCAGAGAATTCACCTCTGTTGTATTGTACTAAGTTACCATTGTTACGCATTCTGTGGTAAACACCAGCAGATGTACGTTTAACTTCTTGTTTAGAACCATTAGTTTTAACTGTACCTGGTTTAGCCCAAATCATACGTTTAACTTTCAATTCCAACATAGATTTACGCATCCAGAACTCAATGAACGGTTCCCATTTAACATCATTACGAGTTAAAGGTAATTGGTTACGTCTTTGTGGAGCATATACCAAAATATCCAAAGCTTTACCAGAAGCATCAACCATCATTTTGTCATCAGCCCATTCTGTGATTTTGTGCTCATATCCATATGCAGAACCTAAAGATTCGAACATTGTGATTTGCTCACCTAATCTTGGAAGACCTAATAAGTCTTGATCAAATTCTCCAATTGCAGCATCAACTAATTCAAGTTCGATACCATATTGTAAGAACAAAGGATTAACGAAATCAATAGTAGGATTATCAGTTACAAGAGTAAATGAATACAAATATCCTGCATTCCATGCTAATGGATCTTTGATCACGTAGAAACGTGGACCATATTGACGTGTACCTACAGAGATGATAGCGTTTTTAGAAAACTCATTAGTATCTAATACTAATTGGAATTCGTGACCATCAATACCTGTTTTACCAGCTGTAATTAAATCTTGCGTAGAAGCAGGAATGTCAATAATTTTTGGGAATTTGTAAGGAACTGATACTTGCCATTTCCATGCATCACTATTATTATCAATGTAATAAGGTGTGCTTTTGTTGATCATGTCAAGAAAGTCATTACTATACAATGAGCTCTGTGTATAAAGACTGATGATTTTTTTATCATAGTCTGCAGGCTCAGTAGAGTGAAAACTTTCCAAGTGATTCGAGTCTGTAAGTTTACCTACTGCACGTTTGTCCATAGACGCTACACGAGCATAAGTAAAACCAGTTAACCCAGGGATTGTTTGAACTGCCATTTTATTTGAATTTATTAATTATTAATTTGTTATTGAAACCACGATTTTGTATTTAAACTACCTGTACCAGTGCTCTTAGCTTTGGTAACTTGTCTTGCAACTTCTCCAAACAGTTCGTTAGATTTCTTCGTAACGCCTGTTCTTTGTATAGCTGATAATGTAGGATCTTTTTCTAACATCTTTAAGATGAGTCCCACCTTAACTTTCATTGCGTGATTCTCAGGTCTTTTCATATCAAGAATAGCACGATCAAAGTCTGTAAGAGTTTCTCCTGATGGAGTTTTCCACTTATCTACTAATAAGAAGTCTTGTAGTTCTGTTGCTAATTTTGGATTGATAGGAATACCATCAAACTCTTTTGCTTTCACCTTATCATTTAAGATGGATTGCACATTATTTATATATTGATTTCTGACTTGAGCTTTTTGTTGTAACTCAGCTTCAGATTTAGCTTCTAAGTCTTGTAACTTAGCTGCTTCTTTTTTAACTAACACTTTATGATGTTTAGCTGCAACGCTTTCTAAATCACCATAGTTTTTAAGTCTTTCAACTTCTGTTTCTACATCTTCTGGATCAAACCCTTGATTAGTTAGAGCTTGCTTCATTACTCTCACTTGGTTGTCCTCATTAGATAAATCCATCTCAGCAAATCCAACAACATTATTATATGTAGTGAAGTAATCTTTTGGATCAACTCCTTTTACAAATATGGCATCAAACGCTTCTTGATAATCTTCTCCAAATTGTCCTATGAAGTTTTGTACTATTTCACTAGCACCTTTTTTCTTCTCAGCATTGAATCTTTCTAGAAACTCTTCTGCTGTAGTTACAGGTTCTTGTGCATCATCATCTTCAGATGTAAACACTCCTAGTTTATATAGATCATTAGCAAGAGCTGTAAACTGAGTTGTTTCTGGTTCATCGTTAGTATCATCCTCAACTGTTGCAGATTTTGCAACTTTTGATACTGGAGCTTCTTCTTCATCATCATCTTCGTTATCACTTAAGAAATCAGAGATCATTGATTGTCCTTCTAGTTTCTCTTCATCTGTTTTACCATCAACGCTCTTAGGAGGAACAATGTCCTTACCCTTTGGAACTTCTGGTTTAGCAGGTGCAGCAGGTGCGTCAGCTTCATTGATAATAGGAGTTACATCTTCTGGATTAGAAGTTGATGTTTCAGGAGAAAACAAGTCATTTAATAGTTCTTGGTTACCCATTCCCATTTCCATAGTATCCTGTATACTAAAGTTTCCCATAGTTTCTAAATTGTCAGCCATATGTAGTTGTATTTGTGTTTGGTTTATTTAGTGTAAATGTATAATAAGAGTTTTGAATATCAAAGCATTATTAGTCAATGTGATTCAATTTTGTTGATAATATAGCATTAATATTTTTTACTCCTCCGAAGAGGAGAACTTTTTTAACCTTTTTTGTTATTACGTCCCTTAGCATTCTCCTTTGCAACTGCTAAGTCATTTGCCATATTCTCTCTAGCAACTGCTAACTTCTCTTTTTCTATAGACATTTTATCGTTAGCTTGTTTATTCTTAGATTGAATATCAGCCATCTTTAATCCATAGTCTTTAGCAGCTTTGTCTTGGTCATGAGCTAATCTACTCATTTCCATTACATCAGGAACAGCATTATCATTAACATCTTCGCTTTCAACATTACCAAATCCTGTAGCAGCTATGATAGCAATCTTTTCTTTAGATAGTCTATCAAGTTCTTTTTGGTAATCATCATGAGCCAATTGCTCTTGGTGTTGTTGAATAGCAAACTGTTGTGCAGCTTGAGCTTGTTGCTCTTGAGCTTGTTGTTGTTGCTGCTGTAATTGTTGAGCTTGCTCTTGTTGTGCAATCTGTCTATCTCTAAGATCTTTGAATGTTTTCTTAAGATCTCTTTGTGATTTAGAACTGTATAGTTCAACAACATCATAAAGTGTGCCACCATTCTGTATAATAGCTTGAGACAATTGTCTAAGCTCATTAAACATTTGTGTATCTTCTGGTCTGTTAGTAAGGAACACTTTCAAATCTCTAAACTTAAGATCTGATCCATTCACTTGTACAAATGCTGATTCTCCTTCAGACGTAATATAGCTTAGTGTAGATTGTGGTTTAGCACTCTCTACATATAAAGCAGCATCTATAATACTTTGATACAGCTGTCCAAGCACATACTCGTGAGCCACAAATAAGGGCTCTGTTTGAGAATAACTCTGCTGCATTGCAGTGTTAGTACCTGTAGCTGATTCAGAAGCAGAAACGGCACCCATACGTTGTTTAGACATACCTACAAGTTCCCAACACTCTTGTTTAATCTGCATAGCAAGATTATATCTAGATTGTATTTCTTGTGTACGTGTAAGATCAAGAGCTGTAAATTGATTGAATGAGCTAGGGCTCTTCATATTCTCTGGACTATCATCAATAAATACAACACCTCTATTACGTGCTTCCATTTCCCATATGTCTAAAGCATCTTGTGCATCTCCATCTTTAGGAATAGGAATGTGTCTTAATGACATTAATTGCACCTTACCAACTTCTTTCTCAAGTAGTTTGTAAAGTTGGTTCATACATACATTATATATCACCTGGAAAGGTTTCATAAGATCAACAAGTGACTTAGCCTCTGTATTCTTTATCTCATGTGTTGTTCCTATTATAGGACAATAGTTAAGAAGTTTGAATGGTTTTATATGATAGATGTCTGGACCAATCTTAGTTCCTTGGTACCATTGGTTAATCCATCCCCATTCTAATGATTGTTGTGTAGGAATAGTTCCTGATTTATATGATTCATCAACAAGCATTGATTGCTCATTGCCCATTTCATCTACATAAATTAATTTACCTATTTTCTTTTTAGATATCCAATAGCTTCTTACAACAACATACTTATATCCAAATGAACTAACATTGTTTGTTAGCCCTAAGAAATCTTTAAGTCCATCATTGTTCTCTTTCATCTCACTCTCTATCATCATTCTTGTCTGTAGAACAAGAGGGTCAAATGTATCATAGTTTACAGAGTCAATACCTTCTGGAGCATTAGGGTTACCAAGATTAGATTCACGTACATTGATTAATCCATAATCTTGTAGAGATGAACGTAAATGATCTATCTCTTCTTTAGTAAGATCAGGAACAGATTCAATAATCTCAGATAGTTCCATAACTGTCACAGTACCAGCAGCATATGCACCTTGTGCTCTACCTGTTGGATCTGATACATACTTTCTATCTGGTGTAGATAGGAACCAAGTGTTCTTTGGATTAGCCACTTCTATATTAAATCCAAGCTTAGAGTTGTCTTCATATATATGATAGAATTCTCTAGCTGTAATAAGCATATCTCTAAATGCATCTTCACTCTTTTCTTTAATATTGAACTCAGCTTTCTGACATGTAAGAACATGATTAGCCCATTTCTCAGCTATAGATGTATAGCTATCTAGCTCATCTTTAACTTGTTCCATAGTCATTTGTTCTAATTGCTCAGGATCAACCTCTTCTCCCTTCATTGCAGCTTTTGTAACTAGTTGTTCTTTAACTTGACTAATTACATATTGTTGTAATGTATCTGTTTTAAACTGAAGCTCTTCTGCTTTACTATCATCATCAAATGCCTTCACTCTAAATGTATCAGGTCTTTTTGATATCTCTCCTACTAACTCATTAATAGGTGTTGTTACAATGGAATAATGTTTTACATAAGCTGGAAGTTCTAGATCTGCTGTAAGCACATCTGTAAAGCTTCTCACCTCTGGTTCCTGATAGAAATCCTCCATACGAAGTATTCCTTTCATAAGATCATAGTTCTTTACAAACGTATCTCTATTCTTTATGTATTCAGCATAGGCTTTGTTGGAAAAATAATCCATGGTGTTCTTAATCCAGCTCTCATCTTCTTTTTCCTTCTCTGTCTTGAACTGATCAGGAAAGATGTTTAAGTAAGCATACCGTATGGTAGCGTCTTTTGTGTATCTAATTATTGCCATGTTATCTAAACAATTTATTTTTTGGTGTGTTAAACATTGATCTGCTTTCTGTAAACAGCGTTTTCTTTTTATTCTTTGTGAACATTGATTGTATTCTTACATCTTGCTCTCCTCCTATTTTTCCCATTATGGGATCTAGTTTCATTGCTAGAGCTATTGCTAGTTCTGCTGCAATGATTCTATCAAAGTTGCCTGTCTCATTATATTGTATCATCTCCTCGAGGAGAACAGGATCAAATATTTTAGACATACCTTTTGTTTCAGATTTAATGTTTCCATCTTCATCTTTCTCTGTATGTATAACTTCTTCTGAATATTTTTTAAGGCAGCCATGTAAAAAGTCTCTAATTTTCTCAGAAGATCTATGTATTCCATAGTCTCTTCTTACGGTAGTGTTTGGAACTATTTCCTTTAACCAATCAGGTTGTCTTTCTAGGTAATGAGCATCTCCTTTAGCTATCATGTAATCTATAAAGGATATTTCGTCATTCTCACATAGAGCTCTTGCATTGTAATATTTAATCAGGTAACGTGCTTGTTCTTCCCAGGTTTCTTTCTTCTCTGGTCTAGCACAATAGCTAGCAACAAACATATCTTGATACTTCTCTCCTGATATAGCATGCATACGTTTGTATATATACACAGAACCTAAGGATGAGCTATATGCAGACTTCCCTTGTCTATAAGGGTCAATCCCTGCTACATATAATCCATAAGGAGGACTCTCTATTGGAAACTCATATATCACTACAGGAGCTTCTTTGTTATCACTATTCTTAAGAGGGAAGTTTGATATAGGAAGTTTATCTGTAAACTCGTGTTTCACTCCTTGTCCATCATCATAAAGAATAACAGGGGTTCCTGTTCTTTCTTGTGCTAGTAATCTAGCTTTCTGACGCTTGGTAGCTTCTATATCAAATATGTTTGTATCCTCATTCAAGAATATATCATCCACTTCTTGTGGGTAATACATCTTCTCTTTTAAATAAGCTAGTCTATCACCAGCTTTCTTTAATCTATCAAGGTTATCATTTGTAATCTTATCTGCTTTCTCTTCATTAGAGACTAGCATCTTTACATTGTGTAATTCAGAATCTGCTGGTTGTTCAAGATAGGCTCCTAATGTGGATTCTTCTTTAGCCTCCATTCTGTACTTATGGGAAATAAATAGCCCATGTACTCTCTGATCATCTTTAGCATTATTATATGTAAGGAAGTTGAAATTCTCTACATCGAACATAAGAGACTTAGCATCCATAAAGTTCTGCATATCTCCTCCAGTACCTGTAAGGATAGGGCTACATCCCCAACCATATGGTGTAGTAAACCCTGGTGTTGCAGCTTGTAATCCTCTAAGGAAACTTCCTTTACCAATCTCATCAATAATTAATTTTCTAGGTTTAGTACCTGCAATTGCTTCCTCGTTATTACCACCATCTAAGTTACGAATAAGGATCTGAGAAAAGGGGATTCGCTCTCCTGCTTTTGTCTTGATCCCTAAAGTAACTTGGTTTTTCCAATTGTCTTCTACCCTCTGCCATCTCCATGCTTCTGGTAGGAAGTTTAATCCTTTGTCAATCTTATCTGTGATAAGCTTTATATCGGGAGCATTCAATCCTGCTATAATGTTTTGGGAGTTCTCATCAAATGTAGCTCCCCAACCAATATAACTGCTCTCAATTACTGACTTAGCCAAACGACGAATGCCCAGTATAACTAGGCCTTTCTTTTCTATTTGTGCTCTATCTATTTCTGTTGTAATAACCCATTCGTTATCACGTAGGTATGGATTAGCATATTTCTGTGATATTCTGCCTCTCTCATCTATAATATCTACCTCTGTGTTCCAGAAGTTTAAATGCCAATATAAAAAAGGATTGATATAAACTCCTCCCATTGTACAACCATCCATACATAGTTGTTTATGGAAAGCATAGAATTCCTTATACTCTTGCGAGTCTTTTTGAGGAACTCTCTTCTGGTTGATAAACCAGTCTTTGTAATCAATGCTTTGAAGGCCATCCATTATTTCGATCTACCTTTTAAGAAATCTTCAGCCATAGACCCAAGCTCAACACCACCTCTAACAGGCACCACCTTTGCTTCTTCTTTCTCACGTAGTTTTTCCACTTGTTCAAGTAGAGCTAGGTAGTTCTTCATTGTCTCTTGTACAAACTTACCTTGTGCTTCAATAGATGCAATCACCATAGGCATAGCACCACCAGCTTTGGTCTCTTTCCATTTGATTCTATCCTCTAATAAATGTAAAGGGTTAGCATCAACATAAGCTTTCCAAGACTTTAATTGCTCTTCGCTCCAATCTAGCTCCGCTGTAATATATGTAGTTTTCTTTATTGCCATTTTGTATTTGTTTAGTCCTCCTCTTCCTCAAGGAATATTACATTTAAATTCATGCCATCCTTTATTATCTCTTCTATCTCTTCTTCATCTATATGATCTCTATCCATATCCAGACTTGCTTCATATTTCTGTAATGAGAAGAGCAATTCTCTATCAGACACTCCCCATACATCTTGATAACCATCAAGAGCTGTTGCAAAATGTCTTCCTATATTATATGTAGGATGTGCTTTGTGTAGACGTTCTAACAGCTGTATAATTTTTCTATGATAGTTTGGTTTTGTCATAGCTTCTTATATTAAATTATCTATATCTTCATCAGAGAAAGACGTCTTATCATCTATGATGCTATGTTTGGTGTTCTCTTCAAATGAACCAGTGTAATCCATCTCTATTTCCTCTTCCATAAACTCAATTGTATTCTCATCATTAAGTTCATCATGATCCATCATATATTCAGGTTTAACTAAGATCTTTATCATGTCTCTTGGAGCTTCACCTTCTGCATTCTGTTCTCCTGATATATCAATGAAATCAGTTCCATTTTCAAATAGATCTTGAAGGATTTGTATAAGAGGTTCTAAAGGGATTTTACGTATGTCCATTATATTGGTATTTCTGTAGCTAGCCATTTCTTTAATGGACATTCACATGTTAAACATTTTGTTTTTGCTGAGAGCGTACATCCACAATTTGTGCAATGTGCATCTGGTCTTATTGTTTTGTAATTCTTCTTATTGGAAGAATGCTCAGCACATTTATTACATATAGCAGTTCTTGTTTCACTTACATGTGCTATAAAAGCTTTTGTTCTTTCTTCAGGGAGAAGATGATTCTTCCATCCCTCAACAATTTGTACTAGGCTCATTTTATTTTTGGTTTTAGCATCTTAATATCATTCAACACTGTAATCATTCTCTGTTCTGTTGAATGTCTTTTCTTATCTGTTGTATTAGGATCAGCTAATGTATTCTCATAAGCTTGCTTCATTGCTAGAAGCTTATTATAATGTGTATCAGCTTTCTTTGTATTAAAGAAAAACTTACCAAACCCCGAAATCTCTATTGTATCATTTGCTAATAAAGCATCATTGGCAGAATCAAACTGATGAACAATCACCTGATCAATAATCTTTTCAGATGTTACCAAACTAAGAGCCATTCTCTTAATAATGAACTCTTTTACAGACATTGTGTTTGGCTTATTCATGTGCAAGTGTTATTCCCAATGTAACATCCTTCTTGAAATCAATAACAATCATTGGATTAATCTTCACCTTCCCAGCTTCCTTAATAAATATACCAATCTTCTTCAGCTTACTGATAATGTTATTAATTGTAGGACTTGTTGTATTGTGTAGTTTGCAGAATTCTTCTCTTACATTAGCATATGTAATGTTTCCTTTAACAGCTGTAAAAGCTATGAGTTGGATTTCTCTCTGTGTGAGATTAAGAGAGTTAATTGCTGATAGTATACTATAATACTTCTCAGCTAACTGTATATCAGTTGATACGCTCTTCTTTAATCTTTGTACTATAACTGTTGGTTTAGTTGTTTCCATAATTTAGTTTCATATTCTACTGACAAAGATATATAAATAAAACTAACAATGAACATAATAGATAAATATTTTTATATCATTGCTATATTATGAATAATATTTACATATATACCTATACAAAACCTACATTACATATATACATATATCAAACCAAGCCCAACCACCGCCCCAAAGGTAAAACATATTTTACATATCCAAAAACTTTTTTTCAAATTTTTTTTCAAAATTTTGATATGGCTTATGTGTGTACTGTGTGAGACCACTCCAACCCAAGACCCCCGCAACAATTTGAGTGGTTGGGGGTAGTCCCCCATTCAACGTAACACTCAATAAAAAACAGAACCTGATTATGAAATCACTTAAAATTGTTAAGGCTAACTTTACGCCTGCAGGAAATGCTTACTTCGTTGATAAAGCAAAAGATTCTTACTTCTGCCCTAAAGCAGTGTTAGTAGAAAATGGTTGGACCAAGTCGGAGGACATAACATTCCCATTGTACTGTAATGTTAATACATTCACGTACAACAATGTTGATGCTGACAAGAAGGTCATTCTTAATGCTGATGGTAGTGCAAGCACATTCACAAGAACTGATATCATTGATGCATTCACAAGTGCACAAGCATTGGCTGAAGATTATGCTGATGATTTCGCTTTGGACATTCTTAAAGCACAAGCAGTAAAATCAACTGCAGTGAGCGCAGGATTGTCTCAAGTTAATGTTGACGCATTGTTAGCGCAAATCTAAATGGAACTCGAGCCTCTCAATCAATGGGAGGCTCAACATTCTACTTAGTGTTAAACCTTATTGTTATATATAAGGGTGGGATCTTGATCGTTTGGGTGGGCTATAAAAAACAACACAACAACATCAATAACCACTCCTATATATATAGGTGTAATATGCACAAATGTATGTATATTGCATTATTCTCAGAAATTAAAACTTTCTACGAGGGGCGTAATAACTTTCTTTCAATGAAATGTTCACAATGCTGAGAATAATGTAATGTTTTATATATATTGATGTGTGTAAATGTATCGATGTGTATACCCTCAAGCAATAATAACCTCTAATAACAAACAACAAATCCCTAATAACATAACTAATACATATAGCATTATGAAAGATATAATAGAATCAGAGCTTGCTATTACAGAAGATAGGTTCCTATTAATAGATGGAATGTTATTACTATCAGATGAAGAATCTATATATGAATTAGAATATGAATACTTACGTGGTAAGAGAGATATTCTTATATATTTGTTATCTATTATAAAAGAATAATAATGGGCTCTTCTACGGGCCCTTTTAGAATATAATAGTTGTAATAGTTTGGAATGATGGAACAAGTAGCTACAAAAACAGTAAATGGATACATCTATTCTTGAAATAGTTTACGTTCTATTACAACTATTTAATATAATCAACTACCAACATACAATGACTGATTCCAAATGGATATCATTGTGGTGTAGTTTAGAAGAGCGTTAAAGGATATAACACACGCTATAGTTGATTTTTATATAACACAACATATAATTTACAAATACATTGTTATTTGTTAGTTATATTTAACATTACACAACATTATGAACACAATAACAATTGACATCAGCCATATATTGATGTATTATTTGATTCCTTACATTCTTATGTGTGTTGGTTGGTATTACATCATTACAAATGATTATGAAAGAACATATTATAGACCAATGTATATATGTTGGGCTTGTACGTTAGCATTGCTATCAATGACATTATATATTGGTGTCTATGCTCTTCTGTCACAAATACATTTCAACATTACATTATAATCATTTAACTCCTAGAACAGTAGGATGTAGTACATATACACCTTCACACTCTGAAGATTTGGTCGTTTTCCTTTTATGAATAACTATAGATGATTTAACAAACACATTATTAATCCCTTAATAACAAACACATTATGAAATCAACAAAAATTATGTTAGCTGTAATGGCTTCATTACTTACAACATGGACTTCTATGAGTCTTATTGGTTGGATGCTCTCAGAGCTATCCTTACGTGAATGTTACACACATGGTGTGACATTAATGCTTATGATGATATTTGGTTGGATACCAGCTGTTATAATAGCATGTGATCTTGATAAACAACTTAAACATGATTGATTATGAAAGACATTAAACAACAATTAGCTTATATATGGAAACATAGAGAAGCTGCAATAGGACTAATAATAATATTATTTTTCTTATTCTTTGGATTAATATTAATAGAAATAATAATAGATAAAGCATTATGAAAACAGAACAAATTGAACAGAGATTACAAGACATCAAGAATGAAATATGTTTCTTAGATGGTCTTAGAGATGCACACGATGATACGAATATTCATATCATTGAAGAACAAGTTGATGTATTGTTACACGAGAGACGTGATTTAACATATTTGTTAGAGAGCTGTTTTGATGAACTTATTGGCTTATGATGACAGAAACAGTATTAATCAAATGGCCACAGAGTCAAATATTAATGGAACAAGAATGGTTTGATGAATGTATTCTATATAATGATGATAATGATTTAGATTATTTTGATGATATAGGTACTCAAGTTTATTTTGTTCCTAAAAAGAGATGGTTAACATTAAATAAAAAGAAATCATGATAGTATTATATATCATTGCATCATACTTAGTTATGCTAGGTGTGTTCATAGAGGCTTATGATAAATTAGATGATGTGAAGGCTTATGCTTTCGCATCATTTATATTTAGTCCAATCATACTACCAATTCTTATTGGTATGATGTTAGGTAAGAAATAATTTAAAACTAAACAACAATGAAGAAAGATATAAAGACAATAGATCAACTATTGAATGAGTTAAAAACAATTAGAGCTGATGTACATGATTTTCATGTACAAACAGAAAGACTAATGAAGACTAAAGACATGATAATAGAACTGTTAGAAAGACAGAAAGCTATATATAAGCGTGATTTGAACATAATGTTCTGGGTATGTGCTATATTAACTGTAGCATCAATAGGTCTTTATATAAGCATAGCAATCAATGGACTGTTGTAACATGAGACCTAGAATTAGCAAAGGAACATTAGTTGGTTCAACTAATACCTACAGACACACATTGTCCAAGAGACTAATAGTGGAAGTGATATATAATTTCAAGAGAGGAATTATAAGACAAAGAACAATTGATGTAAGACATACACTTAATCAATAATAATTTATTATATTTGCAATGTATAACCAATAAAATTAAATATTATGTTTAAAAATCCCTTTTCGTTTGAAGGTCGTATTAGAAGGTCTGAGTATGGAATAAGTGTTATCATTTATTCTATTTGTTACAGTGTTGTTAGTTTAATTGCTTTAGAGAGTGTAGGATTTTTTCTTGTAGCTCTAATTCCATTAATTTGGTTCTTAACTGCACAAGCTGCAAAGAGATGCCATGATAGAGGAAATAGTGGTTGGTGGCAATTGATTCCTTTGTATGGATTATGGCTATTATTTGGTGACAGTGATGCTGGAACTAATGAATATGGTGAAAATCCTAAAGGAAAAGAATAACACATTATTATTAGGTTACAGAGGAGTATTTAGAAAGGTTTGAATCCTTTCCTGAAAAATAGCTAAGCTGTGTAAAGCGTCAGAACTTATAATCTGTTAGAAGCTAAGCCTAAACATTGATGCTTTGTACTTTGTATGTGAGAAATCCTGTGCATTTACATAAAGATACTATCAGAAATGGTAGAACGTGAGTTGCCTTGAGAAAGCAATGAGCCATAGCTAAGAGAGTAAAAACTAAATCCGACTTCTCTACTCACGTAATGAGTTTTCAGCAAGTAGTAATGTGTCCCAGTCTATCTATTGCAAATATTTAGAGCATCTCTTACTACGTGACCCAAAGTTTATATAGAGACCCTAATAAGGCATGGTGCTTGAGAGATTCAAGCTATATAAACTGGGTGCTAAACAACATTGAAGGATCGAGGTGCAATCAATTGATTGTGCTACGCTACCGAAATGATAAGTGCCCTCACATGAGGGATAATTGGGGGCGACTGGAATTGACTGGTTATTATAGATTATACAATTCAGCCAGAGAGATAACTGTAAACTAAGGTGAATCATTTTAAATGGAAACACAAACGAGAATGCCCAAGTACGAGCTAATATGACTGTTGTTCACAACATCCTTAATGGAGAAGTTTCTGCTTCAAGAGAAGTAGAGTTAGCTGTGGCTGCCTAACCAAAGACTAGGTTTAGATTGTAGGTACGAAGAACCTTCAAATGATTTTGTATGTTTAGTAAAACATTCTGGTGGAGTCTTCTATTAAATTAGTTGACCTAGTCTAACATAAAGACATAAAACAAATGTATTTGTATGATACTCCAAATTAAAAACCGTATCAAAAAAAGCTGTATAAAATTGTATTTTTGAAGTAAGCAACACGAGAGTTCGAATCTCTCCGCCTCCACGAAGTTGGAGATTGTGATGCATAAATCCTTACAAACCTTGTAATGTTGGCCATTGTTATGAAGTGCTGTTCACAATCTTAGCAGTTAAATGCGATTCATTCAGTCAATAACAACATAGGTGACTAATAGGAAAGACTATCAAATTGACATCTCTCAAGGGAGAAGGTCCTATTAAAGCCTCTGGGAAACTAGGGGCTTTTCTTATTATGTATTAATCCTTAATAACAATAGAAATGAAGACAATTAGATTACAGCCAACAGAGTTTTGGCAATTCAGACAATTAGCGTTTGCTATGTGTATAGCATTCTCATGTACAATAACACAGGGTGTGTATATTGTAGAAGCCAATATAGACCAACTACATCAGTTGGGTTATTAGGGAGGAGAATTCAAGGGCTCTGTAGTGGAGCCCTTATTCTTTTATAAATCACATCATATTATGATTTATATCACTCTAGTCAGTTTAAAACTTACAATTTAACTATAAAAACACATTATAATATGAAAAACATACAAGATTTAGAAAAAGAAGTGTTTGAGTTGGAACAACAACTCGATATACCATTTCATTTAAGATGGCACAATTCTAAACATCAACAAGAAACAACTCTTGAAGAAGTTGCTAAGCAATCTGCTGTAGAACAATTTGAAGCAGGTAACAGTGCTTACATTTTAGGTTTTACTGAAGGCGCTAAATCAGAAGCAGCAAGAGATTATTGGTATGCTATTTATCAACAAGGTTTTGCAGATGGAAGTAAAATTCAACAAGAAAAAAGTTATAGTGAGGAAGAAGTATTAGAATTAGTTGATGTGTTATTCCATAAATATTCTTCTGATTTTAGAGTAAGTGCAAAAATTGATACCAAAGAATGGTTTGAACAATTTTCCAAATTAAAGAATGGTTAATCAATTTAAATTTGTATATTTGCATTATTAATTTAAAAATATATAAAATGGAAGTTTGGAAATCAATTGAAGGTTATGAAACCTTGTATGAAGTAAGTAATTTCGGTAATGTCAAAAGTTTAAACAGACAAGTATTAGGAAAACTCACTTCATTTACAAGAAGTGTAAAAGAAAGAATACTTAAACCAAAGACATCTAAGTATGGTTACTTAGAAGTTTCTTTACATAAAGAAGGTAAACTATCTACAAAAAGGGTTAATAGACTTGTTGCTATTACAT